ATATATATATTATTTTCCTATTTATACATTCTTTCAAGTTAACTTTATATCTATAATATATATTGTACTATATAAAAGGAGTGATATCAAGTTGATTTTGAAAGACGGTATACATCATATGGTTGAGAAAAAGTTTTTGGACAGTTCAGTCTTAAAATTAAGGGAGTTTTATGAGCACAAACCCAATGCGCCTATACACCAACAGGAGTTCTGGCTCCCGGAATTAACCCTGGAAAAATGGAAGCGGTCGGGATATATAACAGGAAATGAAAATCTCAAGGAACTGTTTGGATATGATGATTCTGCCATTATTTATTTGGGAGAATTGGGAGGGACTACTGCAGCTATGTTCCCGTTATTTGAAGAAAAAGTGATAGAAGATAAGGGTACTCATGAACTGGTACTAGATACTGTAGGACGTCATGTACTGTATTTTAAAGGAAAGAGAACCGGCTTTATGCCTGAGTACGTAGACCATCCCGTAAAAGACCAAAAAACCTGGGAGGAAAATGTAAAATGGCGCTTGAATCCCAACCTGCCGGAACGATATGCAACACTGCCATCACGGATGGAAGAAGCAAAAGAAAAGGCTGCCAAAGGTAACATGATTTGTCAGAACATCGCTGGGGGATGTATGTATCTGCGGTCCCTGATGGGGCCGGTAAACTGGCTTTATTTAGTTTATGATGAACCTGAACTTATCCACGACTGTATGGAAACATGGCTCCAATTAGCGGACAGAGTATGCACGGAACACCAGAAACATGTCACATTTGATGAACTCTTCATATATGAGGATATATGTTATAAGTCAGGGCCACTCATATCCCCTGATATGGTCAGGGAATACTTTTTTCCTTACTACAAACAGCTGATTTCAAATATCAAATCTAGGCAAATAGACAAAAACAGGCATTTATTTATACAGATTGATACAGATGGCAATGTCCTTCCGGTCATAGATTTGTATATGGAAATTGGAATGGACTACATGTCCCCTTTTGAAGTTGCGAGTGGTTGTGATATAGTTGAAATAAGAAAGAAATATCCTGACCTATTAATACGTGGCGGGTTTGATAAAAGGATTCTTGCAGAAAGCAAAGAGGCAATAGACAGAGAAATTGACAGGATTATCCCTTTTATGAAACAGCATGGCGGATATATTCCCTCATGTGACCATATGGTCCCCGAAGAGGTATCTTTTGAAAACTATCTTCATTACCGAAAACAGATGATAGAATACTGCAAGTAAAATATAATTGCCACTTCAACATTTTTTTTATAGAAGCACGCTTGCAAATCGCTCAAACGTGCTTCTATTGACAGCAAAACATGATTTTATTATGGAACGTCTGGAATGTTATAAAACTAAAGTCTGATCTTCTTTATATGAGTATGAGTTCGTTGATTCTCTCCAGATAAGCGGGTGAAGGAACAGGACCATTCAATAAGGGGTCTTTAGTTTCTTCCATCCAGTTCCGGATTTTCAAAATTAAATCCCTTTCTATTTGTTCATACTCCTTCCGTCCTGCAAGGTCATTCCTTTCCAACGGGTCATCTTTCAGATCATACAATTCTATAAAATTCCTGAATTCATTAAATTTGGGGTGAGTCTCTATTCCCATTTGTAATTCGTCTTTATCGGGGTTGTTTTTATAAATCTGAATGTTTTCAAAATTAAGAATCAGTTTATATCTTTCTGTCCTGATTGCCCTTTTAGGGTCATAAATCGCATGATATGTCTTTTCCGCAAAGATTTCCGTACGCTTCTCATATTCCTGTCCTGTCATAAGATTCCAAAAACTTCTTCCCTGTATCCTGTTGTGTAAGTTAATACCAACTCCTTCCAGTATTGTAGGAACCAGATCCACATTACTTATCATGGTATCATACATCTTGCCACCTTTAATATATTGTCCGTCATATCGCATCAATAATGCTGTCTGCAGACCAGGATCATAAAGTGTTGTTTTCGCAAAGGGGAAAGGACTTCCATGATCCACAGTAAATATAATCCATGTATTGTTCATGTCACAGTATTCTTTAACACTGTTCAACATTCTGCCGATTGAAGTATCGACTTTTCTGATTGCACCCTGATACATACCGAATTGTTCCCTGGAAAGGGGTGTATCCGCAAGGTACGGCGGAACCTTCACCCCTTTTTCATAATTAGGACCAATACCACCGTGTTCAAAAGGCCTGTGAGGTTCAAACAAACCTATCTCTGCATAGAAATGTCCACCGTTATCCCTATTCTTCAAAAACTCTTCGAAGCTTTCTGCTACATCCCGGCAATCATAATTTCCTGAAATGGGAGGAAAACTATTATGTATCCGAGTATATTTATAAATCGTTATATCACTTGTGGCATGCTGTAATCCAAAAAGATGGGTTTCATAGCCACCCTTTTCTTTGAGAAGAAGGGGTAAAGGCTGCTCATCCGGATTGAAAACCCCTTTAAACGAACCGTGCGCAAGCTGCATAACCCCGGTACTGTGTGGATATCTTCCGGTAATAAACGCAGCTCTACTGGGAGAACACAGTGGGGCAGTACAAAAGCTTTTTTTAAAAAGTACACCTTCCGATGCTAATTGATCAAGATTCGGAGATGTTACCGAATCCTGTCCATAACACCCCAGATGCTGCCCCAGATCATGACAGCTAATAAAAATAATATTTGGTTTTGTTTCCATTTCTATTTACCTCCGTTCAGATATATTTTGGTTTTCCTTTTAGACACTATAAGAGATAACCTTTTGTTTATGTAAGGACCGATCGTAGTATTAAACAATATCATTTTTTCTTTATTACACCTTTCACCGCTTTCATTATATCATCTGTTGTAAGCTCAAACCTTTTCATCAGATAATTTTAGATATTTTAAGGTTGTCTTTGCAGGGGACGTGGGGGGAACGTTATCACTTGGAACGGTTCTCTTAGGTACAGGCTTAACCCCTTCTCACAATCCTGAAATGGATATGGGTTGGAGAAATGAATTTAACGTCGGCATTAATGAAACTCCAAACGGTATAAGATACGGATATAGCGAAAACGAAACACGCCGGAAAATATGGGAATTATCTTACCGCTATTTAACCGCCGCAGATAAAACCGCCTTAGAAACAATGGCAGATGAAATCGTCGCAGGGGAACTCTCTAAATATCCCTTTCTGTATTACGACGATTCAACTTATCACTGGGTAAGACTAAGGGGAGGGATAAATTTTAAAACATCCGCTTATCAGGCATATGATACAACCTTAATACTGGAGCAGGAATTTTGACAGGAGGCAGGCTGAAAGCCAAACATAAAGAAAGATGAATGCGACGAATGCGACGAATTTATTAAAAAAAAAACAAATACAAATGTTAGAAGCCCTTGAGAAAACCAGAGGGCATAGGGAAGAATCTTGTCGTATCGTTGGTATTCATAAAGCAACTCATTACAGGTGGTATAAGGAGAACGAAGCCTATCAAAGTGCTGTTGATAATATTCTTGATGTGGCAACGGATAGTATTGCTGATTTAGCCGTAAACGCATTAATTGAAATGATTAAAGATAAAAACGCCCAAGCCGTTATTTATACATTGAAAACAGCAGGAAGGAAACGGGGATTTGGAGAGGGACAAATTGATGAACCTGCGCCATACGCTAAAACGGAATTTATAAATGACATTGATGACGAGTAACTATCAAGACATAATGAATTCCCCTGTTCTGGATTATGTGAATATTCAGACACAGAAGCCAAGCACCAAATTTAAATTAGGGCAATATTACCCGCACCAACGGGACTATATAACCTGTACGGCAAGAGAAAAAGCACTTGTTGCAGGATTAGGGTCAGGTAAAACTTATATATTTGTAGATGATGAAGTAAGGAAGCATGTTGATTTAAGGGGTAAAGACGGGAAGTCCAATGGTTGGGTAATATACCCGACGTTTGACCTTGCAGAAGAATTATTTATCGAACCCTTTAAGGAACGCCTCGATAAAGTGGGTATCAAATACGATTACAACATATCAAGGCATTTATTTAAGACTCAATACGGAAGGTTAAAAATATACCAATTACAGAAGCCCGCCCGTATCATTGGTGCTAACCTGACAAGTGTAGGCTTCGATGAGTTTGATGTTGAGAGCTGGAAAAATTGCGACATGGCATATAAGAAGGCAATCGGAAGGCTAAGGGGATGCGACAGGCCACAGATGTCATTTGTAGGAACGCCGGAAGGCTACCACTATTTACATAAGTTATTTGTCAAGGATAAAGACAAAGGGGATAAGGCGATATTCCACGCTAAGACTACAGACAACAAAAGCCTTCACCCTTCATTCATCCAGCACCTCATGGAAGTTTACCCGCCTCAGCTGGTAGATGCTTACCTCAACGGTCAATTTGTAAACATGGCTCAAGGTAGTGTATATATATTTGACCGGAATGTAAACGTAAAGAAAAACACACACCCGCAGGGGCGATTAATAGCGGGTATGGATTTCAATGTCGGTAAAATGTGCTGTGCTATCGGTTACGATTACGGGGAGAGTATCCATTTCTTTGATGAGATTGTGTTAAAAAATGCTAATACCTATGACATGGTAGAAGAGCTAAAGGCACGCAAATACAGACCGGTGATTGGGGGCAGGAGAAGTTCGGCGGTTGAATCAGATCATCATATTTTAAGACGTGCAGGTTTTGAGGTAATCAGCGCACCGCGCAATCCTCAAGTTAAAGATCGGATTAACGCGGTTAATGGGATGTTAAGAAATGCTCTGGGTCAAGTCAGGTTAACGGTTGATGAAAAATGTGTAGAAATATGCGACGATCTGGAGCAGGTGGTTTATGACAAATACGGGCAGGTTGACAAGAGTTCAGAAGAGAGAACACACATGAGCGATGCAGTCGGTTATCCGGTTTATGCACTACACGGACACAGAGTTGCCAATTTAAGATACGGGAGGCGTTAAATGATAAGACGTAAAAATATAAATGAAATGATCGCCGAATTCACCGACACAATTAAGGGTATCGGCAAAGATGCTAAATTCCGCAGAATTCGGAATGAGAGAATTATGGGAATTGAAATGTATCAAGGCGATCAATTGGAATATTTAAAACCAAAGTATGCGAACATTAAAGATGTTACATTGGTTGTTGATAACATCACGCGCCGGGTGGTTCAGGAATGGTCAATGGTTTATAAATCCCCTCCCGGATACTCAAGTGAAAAACTACTTGAAACATTCCCTCACAGAATAGATACAATGAAAAGCGTCGAGAGGTATTCTAATTTGCTGGGTATTGTGGGCGTAAGACCTGTCATAGAAGACGGAAAAGGGTATCACGATATAATACTTGATTTCATGACGTTCTTTGATGTAGACACGCAGAATCCTGACCCTATTGGGCTTATATATCCGAAGTCAGGCATTAATTTTTATCTATGGACTGATGACGAGTTTTTGGAATTTGATTTGGAAGGAAAAATAAAGGATCGCGGGCCGAATGAATATGGTAAAATCCCCGTAGTGTTTAAATTTGTGGAATTCGGGGAGTGGGATCATACCGGGATGAATGACGTTGTGAGGAGCAATCAGGTATATAATGAGGGGCTGACTAACTTACATCACACACATTATTTTCAAAGTTTTAAAATCCCTTACATCACAAGTGAAAGCTCCCTGAACAATTTTACCCTTGAATTAGACGTATCAAAACCAATCGTATTGGAAAATGCAGTTGGGGTGAATATTGGGATGCTTGATTTGCAGAGCAATTTTACTCAGAGTATTGAGGTAATGAAATTTACTTTAGACCGGACATTATCTAATTATCATATGCGCTCAGAATTTGAAGACGGCGGGAATGTGTCAAGCGGGCTTTCTATTATTGCCCGAAAGTCTGGGCTTATGGAAGCCCGCGAGGCAATGATCCCCGGCTGGGATGCTTTTGAAAGTGATTTATACGACATGGAAAGATTGGTTTGTGAAAAAAATAACATAAACCTTGACAAAGTGAATGAGGTTACATTTACACTTGACCCGATAGTCAAAGACCCGCAGGAAACCCGCGATCATTGGGATTGGTTAATCAACAACGGATATAAACGCCCGATTGATTACATGATTGAGGAAATGGGACTAAGTGAAGAGGAAGCACAAAAGCGGATAGAAGATGCGGGGGGTGAATTTATAACAGCTCTACGCTCGCCGGCTGAACCTGTCTAAGATCCCGACAAGTTCGGAAATCCCGAACAAGTGAGGAGTGAATGATTAGCGTCGCTTGGGACAAAATGAAAGTAAAGTATGTCAATGCTATGTATGGCGAGGGGCTTTCTGTTCCTCAAATATTGGCAAAGTTCAAGGGACAAGACGCGGGAAAATACATTCTCAAAGATTTGGGGTTTGAAAAGATAATCGAAGAAGAATTAAAACGGTATGCGGCTACGGCACTTTTGGGGATGGAAATGGTTGCGCCGATTAACGAGGCTACACTAAAAGCGATTTATGAAACAAATAAAGCAACGTTTATCCGACATATACAATTGTCTGCTCAGGAAATACAGAAAGAGCTATTGAATTCTATGTTGGGGAATCTTGACCGGAAGCAGATGTTATCCCGTGTAATGAATTTAAAAGAGGGGCTGAACTCTGCACAAATGGAAACGGTAGTTGATACAATGAACCGGACATTCTCAAGGCAGGTTCAGGCGGTAATGAGCAGGGAATTGCCTGCAGACACAAAATACATTTACACGGGGCCGGTAGATGAAAAGACCCGTGATATATGCTTAGAAATGATGGCGGCTGGTGAACTTACCCGGGATGAGATAGAACAGCAATTTCCGGGGGCTTTTATAGACGGGGGCGGTTTTAATTGTCGGCACTCATGGCGAACCGTTACAAAGTTTACGGAAAAGACAGGGCTGAATAATCAGGGCAGGGCTGAGGGCGTTATTGAAGAGAAAAGAACTCAGAACAAATGGCATACACCGGAAACCTTGTTACAAAAAGATATGAGCAAATGATAAACCTTACAGCAACATGGTTCAGAACATTGGGCGATGAAGTCCGCGACTTGTTTGTCGCTCATGTCAGGAAACAGGGTAAAGATTATAAAGGCGATGCGTTAAAAAAATATTCAAAAGGTTATGAAGAAAAGAAAGCACGGGGAGAATTTAAAAGACAATCGTCTATGTCAACAACGCCGAACCTGACTTTAACCGGG